ATAACCAGACAAATCGCCGCTATTTATGCGCGATGCGCGCGCCCGCGTAGCAAAAGACGTGCCAAGATGTAGCTCACCACACGCGTGCCTCGGTCCCTGGGACGGAATACGGTATACCAAGACCTCGGTATCTGGTATACCAAGATCGTGGCACGTGTCTGGTGAGCTACAGAGTCTAGCACGTGTCTGGTGAGCTACAGACTCGGGGCTCGGTCCAGGGGAGCGATAAGAGCGCTCATATATGTGTGCGAAAGTCCATTTTCGTTCACTTAGAGCCGAGTACTCAGGGGGAGGGGATCAAGAACGGTTCACTTTTCCCGAGTTCCAGGGACTAGGCGCCGGGGGGTGTGTAGGGGGTGTGGCGTGGTGGGGGGGATTGGTTTGGCAATCCCCCTATATATAGTATTTACGAGTTTACCTCTACTGGCTTGGTATTTAGCTTTTCATTCTTTATACCCCCACACCCCCACAAAGGGCCCGATCCCCAGTAAAACCGGGGGCGGAGCCCGTAGGGGGCACCCCCCACAGTCGCCACCACACCCCACACTTACAGCCTCTGCTGGAGCCTAAGTATGTAGTCCTCCATATCGACTACGCTGTGTACTCGGTCTTTAACTACTCCACGCTTGCTGGCCGCGCCATCCTGGTTCACCCAAGCCTTGCCAACATCCTTGGCCCCACACTCTTCGCAGATATTATACAGGTCGTTTATAGTAGCAGCGCTCATATCTCCCCCCTGCCCAAGCAACGGCACGAACCCGGTCCTTAGCACGAAGCGGTAATCATTAGTGCCCTCCCGATAGTAGCGGGCCAGTCTTTGACGTAGTGCATCCCAATTAATTTCCTTGACGATATTAAGAACACCAGTGCTTTCCTGAATATATTGCTCGGTGTACTTGGAGCTGAACTCCGTGGCGTCACCAGCTATTTCCCCTCCCCGGTGCGCGGCCCAGACCAGCAATTGCAACCCTGTCTCTTTTAACACTTTCTTGTTGACGCGGAGCATACCGCTGACCATCTCGGTGCCAAGACCTTCGGTGACAATAAATCTCCTTTCCCCCGTGCCCTTGGCACTGCGGATGAATTGCTTGGTCTTATCGGTAGTGCTTAGGAAGTAGATGGCATGGAGCATGACTTCTTCAGGCTTATGGCCATAGGGCTCACGTTGAATGACTGTGCGCGTGGAACTCATTGTGTAGAACATATTCTCAACAATGCGAGCATAGAGTTCGCCTGGATTGTAGTCGTCAATACCGATGACCAGACTATCGCGAGCCTTGCGGTTCTCTTCCTCCAGTTTGGGGTCCTTTTTGTTAAGATATCCTTTAGGCTGGCGATGATAACCTAGGTCCATTAGGCCATCAAAGAGGAACTTGCTAAAGGACGACTTACCGCATCCCGTTGGGCCGATGGTACACCAGCACCATTGAATGTCCACATCACGATCGCAGCCCCAGCGCAGGACGGTATCACGGAACATGCGGAGTACGGTGTCCACAGTCTCGGCTTGGGTCATGGGGCCAGTCACCTGGAAGCCTTCGGTGATGAGGCGGAGCGCTACGACCTTAGCTTCGGCAGTGGTGATTGGTGCTTGATCAAGAAGGAGTTTTATCGGCACGGAACAGCGCTTATCCATCAGCCAAGCCGAAAAGGCTGCGCGGGCGCGGGATGTGTTGACCTTATCCCCATAACCTTGGCAGACCGTGCGTTCCAGCCACACTAGAAATGAATTGAATAGTGACTCTTCAGAGCCGTAATAGCCGTCACTGTCGTAAATATCACCGTTAATGTCAACAGTGTAGCTGTCCCAGCGCGGAAAGCGGAGTAAGCGACGGTAATTATCCTGCGTTTGCTCCAACTGCTCGGAACGTTGGGTGAGCTTGCGGCTGACACCGTAATTCTCAACGAGCCAACCAAGAGGAATGACGTCTTCTACTTCAATGCCGTCAGAGTTTAGTATTTGGAGCCAGCGCTCTTGTAGCATGTCCCCTTGGCCGACGGCCCAATCGTCCCACCCCACTCCGTTCGCATTACTGGGGACCTTAGGGAAGGCGACAATAATGTCTGGACGCAGCAGCTGGACTGCTCCTTGAAACTTGCTGGCGGCTTGCATGATGTGATTATTGGTTAGGATGTCGCCGTCAAACATGACCACGAGCGTGGCACTGTGGGCCATCCTGTCGATTATTTCAGCAAGTTTAGGCATGATGCGGCCGTCCTTGCCCCACCCGCTGCATCCGCTAATGCCAAGGCACGGAATGCCGAGCACCTTGCGGCAGAGTTCAGCACTAACAATCTTTTCATGAAGGCCGACGACGCTGGCGGTGCAGAAGTCGTCAAACGAGCCGCAGTGGTGGAGCACGTTGCCCTTGCCGATCTGTATGAACTTGGGCTTGCTAAACTCTACGTCCTTGCCACCCTGTATCTGGTAGAGCTTTCCAGGCGGATAATTGCATGGGCGGAATATGAGCTGATTGTCCGCAAAGGAACCATCTAGCTCGCGTACCTGGAATGCCCAGCCTTTGAGGATGTACTCCCGTCCATTTGCATCGTGGACGTGATGATTGTGGCGCTTGAAGGGGATTACTCCCCCAATGTCCTGAGTTGTAAGCCCTCGGTCCTCCAGATAGTGGGCAATCTCTTCAAGAAACGGCTTATCACCCTTATCAGTAAGGTATATAGACATGGGCCGGTCGTTGTCCATCACATTTCCTCCCCTTCCTCTGTCATCTCAATGCTAAGGAGCAGGCGCTCGGCAACTTCCATAGTGTCTTCAATGACATCAGTCATGATGCTTATCAATGAATACTGTAGCTGCGAGCGAGCGATTACGGCGGGTAGGGCGGCAAGAGCAGCATCACGTCTAAACTGTTTGCGTTCTTCATCAGTCATAGCGGCATACCTCAATGGTGGCGGGATATGCCCCCCGCCGGGGCGATGTTAGTTAGGAGAACTGGCTTGGGAACGGCTCACGAAGGTTGACAGCATAGAGCTCGATAAACATCTTACCAAACTCTTCGCTGTTAGCCTCGTAACAGTAGTATCCCTGCTCGCTGGCTATGCCCTTCCATTTGTCCTCAGTTAGGTAGAAGCAAATGTCCTTAATGGCCTCCTCCCTATCATCACAACTCTTGGTGTTTATCTTGTGAACTTTATGGCTCTCGCTCCAATAGTGCAGGATTGCGCACCACTGCTCCTTGGGGGTAAGATCAATGAGGCCAAAGAACGCACCGGGGTTGGCGACAAAGGTACCGATCTGCAAATCTGGCACCTCGTTCAAGTTTACCAGGATGATAGACGGATCATCAGCGTAGCCGCCCGTGGCGAGGAAGGTCCCAATCTCCATACGAGCGGAGTATTGGTCCTGGTGGTGCGTAACACGGGGTTGGAAGTCCCCAAGCTGGGAAATAAGGGCAAGAGTCATGACTGAGACTCCTGCGAATACTTGGCTTTGGCCAGTTCCAGCATGATGGGCATGGCCTCCTGAACGGACATGCGCTCCCACTCGCCACCGAGCAGGCGCTTGAACACAAAGGTGGTATCGTTGCCGATGCCACCACTCGTCATGAGAACATCCATTCCATCATCAAAGCGTATCATTTTACCGACTAGAGATGACACTTCTTTCACTTTCATGATGCGTTCCTTACATAGTGCTTGCAGGATGCTAGGGAACGCGCTATAATGAATTCAGCCATAGCAGGTCCCTTAGCGGTTTTCGCCCCTCCTTGCAAGAGGGGCATTTTTATGGGCAGGCTACCAGTGTACACCACTGGCAGCCTGCGGAGCCACTAGGAAGTTTGCTCAGCCCTCGTCTTAAATTCGTGGGTAACTTTGTAGAAGAATGGTGGGAGTCCTTGGCCCCCCAACACAAAGAACTTTACAAAGCTGTACGAAGAGTCCGTACCAAGCCTCATCTTCCCGAGAACGTCAATGGCCATTGGGGCCGTGAACTCCAGTGGGAGACGGTCGCGAATAATGCGTAGCGCTTGGCGCCGATGGCTGCCTGGGATGAGCGCCTTGTCCAACGCCTCCTTAGTCAGCCGATAGCGGGTGATATTATCACTCGCCAGTGGGTGTCTGGTCTTCATTACTAGTAGCTCCAGCCATAGTTCGCCTTACGCTGCTGCTGTTGCTGCTGAAGGCGCTGGTTTTCCTGCTGAATCTGCTGGTTGGTACGGTCCCACTGGGCCTGTTGTTGCTGCTGGCGCTGAATCTGGAGCTGCTGGCGCTGAATCTGGAGCATTTGCTCCTGTTGCAGACACTGCTGCTGCTGATATTGATTCTGGCTGTAGCACCCGGCGGAAGCCATTGGGGCGATAACAGCTACGGCGATGGCGATTACTATGCGTTTCATGCGAATTCTCTCTTACGTTGTTGGATCCGTTCTAAGCGCAGCAGGTGCGCTAGGTGACTGCGCAGTTCCTTGCGCTGGGCCGGATGCATCACCCAAAGTTTGGTGCTGATCTGACCTGTAATGCTCACCATTCCACTCTTGCAAATGGTGATACCAACGAACCTTCCCTTAAAATCACAACCAGAGCTGATCCGCTTTCCGGTGTTATTTCGTACTTTGATGTTGCCAAGACCTGTGATTTCCATAGCACTGTGACCCTAGTTGTTGGTGGTAGCACCAGTATAACCGTTATAACCCTCTGGAACAAGCGTTATACGCCAAATGTGGCGTTCTGGCGTGGGGCTACCTGCGCAGCCGCACGCCAGCGTTCCACTTTTAGAGCAGCTCCATTAGGCGTTTAAACGATACCGTCCCTGGAGTGTACTTCTTACGCAGACAGCTCTCTTGCCAGAGGCATTCCATCTGGTTTTCGTTTTCAAGGATGGCAACCAGACGATAAGCGAACGGATCGTGCCGCAGCTTAACGACTACAGGTTTCTTTCCCACTCGGTCTATGTATCGCTCACCATCCTTGTGGATAGAACGGATGACGTGTACGCCGTTGTGGTGCGGGCTACTGGAGCTAACCAGGATCACGCTTTCTCCAACGGCGAACAGGGGGGTACGCATGACGTGGGCTCCTTATTTTTCAAGTCCTGCATGATCTCGTTGAAGCTGTCCTCGCCCGGAACGTGTTTCTTACGAAGACACGACTGGTCGAAGATTACCTCATGTCCATCGTGGTCCAGCAGCAAGTCCTCCATAATGTAGCCGAAGCCGCTGTGGTGTTGGTTCAGGGGAATAGTCCGCACCATAGACCGTGTGATGCGGTCGAAGTACCGAGCACCGGGGGTGAGTATGAGGTGAACAGTGTGCTCCCCCTGCTCACATGGTCTTGTGTTCCCAGCCACAATGACCACCTCACCCACTGCAAACTTTGGTGTACTCATGGCAAAGAACCCTCACCGTCCTCGTAAAAGCGTCGAGCCCGTTCAGAGTAATATCGAATGATGCCACACTGAGTACAAGTATAGCGATGCAGATCAACATCGCGCCAAGTACCAATAGTGACCCATTTCGTATCCGGGCACAGATTTCCCTCATCGTCATAGTAGCTGTCGTCCTGTTCAACTGTTTCTTCATGTGTGCAGGTCATAGCTATTTACCTCTTGTAATTGAGATATAACTAGCGCCGTTTTCAATGTTTTGACAGCAGATAAGCAGGTCACCGTGACTGTTGAGGAAGTCCATGTGCCACACACCAGCCACGTTGACCTGAGCGGCCCCCGGATGCACGTTAACTGGAACAATCTTAATTGGTTCCACTTCGTGCTCAATTGGAAAGGGGTTTTCGTCTTGTATGAGGTAGTTGTACATCTTACATTTCGTCCTTATTTTCGTCTATGGTTGCAATCGCCAGCACAATCACAATGGCAATAATCATCATTCCGGCACCGGCAATCAGCACCCACCACCCAATAGTCATTTCAACTCCTCGCAGCTAACGTACTCAAGGTCAATTTCCAGCCCGTCGGCCCACGTATTGTAGGCTTGGATAGCATCTGCTATGCAGGCTTCCTCGAAGACCGTAGTGTGGATTGTCCCACCGGTCGTAAACGTGACTTTATAGAGATGCATATTGTCCACCACGGTTGGCTTTGGTACTACCATTGTACCACCGGGGGGCTTCGCGTGCAAGTTGGGAAACCCTCTTGCCTTGCGAATCTTGGAACACTCCGTATGGTCTGGGTGATTTGGACCACCCCTGCGCTGATTACAGACGTCACAGTACTGGTTCAACGCTTTGCTGATGTTAAGAATGGCCATTGGGGGTCCTTCGCGCTCTCTAGGCACGGTCAGTAGTTCTTTCGACTGTAGTATTGGCGAGCTTCTGCGTGGGCAGCCTCAATTTGCATGAGGCACGCTTTGTTCCCGCAGTAGCCAAGATTCTCAGAGCTGTAGCGCTGACTGGTGCGTGGATACTCCACGTGACAGCACGGGCACTGAGTGTACTCCATCAAGTAGGCATAGGAGTCATCCCGCTGCTTCTTGAACGGACGGTCATCGCGTTCCTGTGGTGGCTTAGTGGGCTGCTCATGTGGAACACAGCCATAGGACCCACAGAACAGCCTGCCATCTGCCCCCATACAGGCGCGAGACACGTGATACCAACACCCACAGCCGGAACACCTGAACTCATTCTGCGGAACAGGTGCTGGGGGAGGAGTTGGATTGGCCTTCGGCTTAGACATGGTCGGCAGCTTGGCCGTCTTGATGGTCTTGTGCTTTAACCATTCCTGCCGTGGGGCCAGAGGGCAGCAGTGCGGGTTCTTGCCGCAGTAGTGGCTGTCCGGATGGTCCTCTTCCAACTCCCAGTCCATGGGGTTCCAGTCCCCGCAGCTCCGGCACTGGTAGATGTAGGTGCCGGGGGCGTCCCCAAAGTCAACGCCCGTAGGCAACTCATCATCGTAGTCGTAGAACTTCTCGGGGTTGTCGGCCTTCTTAGGCTCTTCGGGCTCGGGGTCCGGCGTGCCGTTCATCCACTCTTCAAATGACTTCTTCATTGGTTGTCCCATCCTACCTGTTTGCTGGCTTTGGTCCATTCCTCATCGCCCAACTCCCTTCTCAACTCGGCCAACCTAGCGCCGATCGCGTTGCCGCTATCCCCCTGTATCCTCGGGTCTTCGCTTGGCGCGAATCGCCAAATATATAGGAGTTCTATAAGCTCATCATATGACGTCTTCATCTTCGTTCTCCATTGGTAATCCAAGAATAACGTTGATATCATTTACGAACAGAGCGCCGTATTCCTTCCACATATCGTCTGGGTTTACGTTGCACTCATATGAGACGCGGTTGCACAGACGCCGCGCCATGACAGGTATATCATCCTTCTTAACAAGTATTACATCATCCGTCCGTGGGTGAAAGTGGTGTGGGAAGGCTTCAACGTAGGTTGCCGACAGGCAGCCCCGCAGGTACTCAAGATCCTTGCCCGTGTAGTTGGGGAAGTGGATCTTGATGGCGCTTTCCACCGCATCTTCTGGGGAACTTGCATCTAGCTCCCCAAAGTCACGCTGGTCTGGGAACTCCATACCCTGGACGTGCAGGAAATACTGGATGCGGTATTTCATTTTTCAAATTTCTCCTGGTTAACATGGCGCTTGACGCGCTGGGGGTGCTGGTGCTCAAAGAGCTTGCGCTGGGCCACGCACTCCAGGCGGTGGGCCTCAAGCCAGTGCTTGCGAGTCACCGCTTCCTGTGGCATCCCCTTGTAGATGCGCACCAGCTCCAGGAACAGGTCGGCTGGGACTACTAGTCCCTTCATCTTTCTCACTTCCCCTCCTCGGCTTCGGCCAGGAGGCGCAGCTTAAACATCATGCCCTCCTCAATCCCTTGGGCTTGGCGGTGGAGGTACATGGGGGCGTTCTGGTTCTTGACCTCCAACTTGGCAATTTCAACGCGGGTGTTGATGAGCATGAACATGCGCTCCATCAGCTCTTTCATGTCAGTTGCATTCATGGTTGGAACTCCTCGAAATACTGTTCAGCTTCACATTCGTCGCACCGCAGCGTGCGGATTTGGCCGTTAGACCACCACCATTCGGTGGGGTGGCAGTTCCAGTGCGCGCACCGGGCCTGCCGCTCTTGCCTAATAAGAAGTAACTCTTCCTCGGCTTGCATACGGGCGTCGAATTGTTGGGGTGTCTCTTTGCGGCTCATTAACGCGGTTCTCCTTGTAGCGTGGTGCCGGATTGTACTTTTTCAGCAGATCCTTGTAAAACTCTATCTGCAATTTCAGCAGATCATACTGGCGAAGTGTGGTACACTCCGGCAGTTGATAGTACAATGCATCTAGCTCTTCCAGTAGCGTTTCCTGCCGGGCATGTAGATGCATGGGTTCAGTCCATTCTCGTCCATTTAGTAAGCTCGCCATCCACAGTCTGCGCAACGAGCGCGTGCTGGTAGATATATACTGTTTCGTTGCCATGCGTGGCGCTCATAATGGGGTACTGGGGCGGATCCCCTGGGAAGCAAAAGCATTCGTTGCTCACCTTGGCTCCCATGCCCGTGGCCCAGGCGAAGAAGAACTGGTAGTTCTTTTCCATGTTCTCGGCAATAGTTGCATGGGGGCCAAACATGAACTCTGGCAAAACACCCATGACCTCAACGCACTTTTCACGCCAATCATCTCCAAGATTGGCCTCATAATAGCCGGTCGGGTCTAGCTTTAGTTGAGCTTCCATAACCTTGCACCTATATAAGCAGCGCCGGGGTGGCGCTGGTAGTACCAGTATAAGCCTTATAACCAAACTGGGCAAGCGCTGGAGGCCTTTAATGGTTGCACCAGTAACACCGCTGGGCTACTATATAGGTGCGGTATAGCAGCCGCCAAGGAGGTAATAGTTGTGATTAAAACCAAGCAGGAAGTAGTTAAGGCTGAGGGAAGTATCTGGGCTCTGCCCAAGTACGCGCCGAAGCTGGGCGAGTTCCCCTTTAGGTACGAGCTCCGTGATGGCACCTGCCATTACGACAATCGTGCCATATTGGTGACGGAAGTAGAGCTCTGCGCCGTTATACCTGAGGGCGTTGATCTTTACAGTCGGGCCTTGGAAACCCTGACGGTTCAGGAAAACGAGGCCATGCGGGTTTACAGCGAGGCTATGATGCGTATAGCCGAAGTTCGCAAATCATTGCTGTTGCTGGATGCACCGAAAGCGGCGCCGGTTGAGGGGGAGTACATCCCAGCCCCCGTGGTGCCAAAAATCGATAATGACATTCCATTTTGAAAGAGGTGACCTTGCAATGGACCTACAAGACGAAGGCGCGTTTACAACTGAAGAGTGGGTTAACGCCAAACCAGAAGTCTTCGATGTCAGTACCACGTACGACGAGCGGCTTACTCCGCTTATCAAGGAAATTGAAAAGATTTGCCGCGAAGTGAACATGCCGTTCATCATGCGGTTCTTTACTTCCCAGACCGAGGGTGGGAACTCTTCACATACCATCGATTTCCTGGGTGGCGTGGGGAGGGCAACCCCCGAGTTGCTGGCTGCTACACTGATTACAGAGTTGGATCACGAAAGCCCCATGCGCGTCGCTGGCCTTATGATGGCAGCGGTGCAGAAGTTTGGTGGGGAGGAAGTTAACCCGATGGGTATTTTCATGCCCTAAATAGAGTTGGTGGTGCCCGGTAGAGGGCACCACTTACAGGAGTTCACCATGTTTACCGTAGAACGTCTCCGATTCAAAATTTCCCCCCTGGAGGACAAGTCCTTTACTGAGCGAGTCATGCCGCTAATGAAGGCAGCGAACCTTCGCCCATTCCTGCGCAAGTACAAAGGGCAGATGTGCGTAGTTCTTAGCCTTAGTGATGCATGGGGGCTGCTGTTTCCAGGCAAACCTTCTACATTGCACGAACTGACAATACTGGGTAGGACACTCCAGGCTCTGTTATGGGAACGGAGCTATATCGGCGGTAATTTGGTGTTCACCAAAACTATTGAAGAGGTGGACAGTGATGGATTTTGATAAAACCATCGCTAATGTTGCCCCCATAGACGCCGACCGTTACATGGCTGAGAAAGTCATCCAGGCATGGCGCGACAAGCGGGCTGAACGCCTAAAGGCGGACAAGATAGCGGCTGATCTCAAAGAGCAAGAAATTGGCATGAAGTCCTGGTTGATTGATGTCTTCCGGGAACAGCTCTTTGAGGGGATGGTAATTGACCAGCGTATCACTGGTCTAAGTGACAGGGAAGTCCATGAGGTTGAAGACCGCGAGGCCTTCGTTGATTACTTGATACAGAACCGCGCCCTTGACATGCTACAGTTTCGCATTAGCGACCCGGCCATCTTTGCTCGCGAAGATGCTGGGGAGCCCGTGCCCGGTGTCAAGGTGCGTACCGTGTACGACCTATTTGACAGGAAAGCCTGATATGGGCAGATTGGCCGAAGAACGTGAGCTGTTTGCTGAGATGTGCATCCCTAAGGACGCGCACGAAGTACAGCGCACAGAGACGATCCGGGCCTTTATGGGGGGAGCAGCCACAATGCTCCGCCTGCTGTTTGAGGCCGGTGGTGAAAACGAATCCGAAGCTATTGCACTGCTGGAGGAGTGCAGGATTGAGGTAGAGGACTTCACCCAGAAGCTGCTGCGGGGTGAGCGATGAACCCCTTAGCAGACTTCATGCCGCGGATGCAAGCCGCGATCGCTCAGTGCAATGCTGAGGGCTACGACCGCGCTAGCATTATCTGGAACGAGAACCGTCTGGATGATATACCGATCCACCTGTGGGGGCCGATGATCTTCAGCGCCCCCGTAATGGATCACTACGAGTGTGATGACCTCCTGGCCTACGCCGATACCAACCGGGGCGCCTTTGAGGTTAACCCAGAGGAGGAGACTCCGTATCAGGTAGAAGAGTTGGTGCTGCGATACAAGGCTCCGGCCCTGTTTCCAAAGTTCATTAACATGCTGGACCAGAGGATTACCCCCCTGTTCCAGATTATGACGGGCCACACGCCTGGGAAGGCCAGCTCTATCCAGCTGGCGCGCTACACCACAGACGCCACGGCCCAGAGTGACTGGCATGTGGACGAGCAGAGTGAACTGAGCTGCGTGGTCAGCTTAGCGCCCGATCGCCACAGCGGGGGTGGAACCTATCTGCGACCCTATGGGCCAGCAGGGCAGACCATCTTTGTGCCAGCGCTCCCCAAAGGACACGCTCTGTTCTTCAACGGGCGTTTCGTGCATCACCGTGGTGCTGAGGTCAGGGCTGGCGAGCGTATGCTGCTGGTGTTCTGGCTGATGGGCGATGCAAATAAAGGTGGCTACCCCGTTGTTTAAGAGGGCTACCGGTGTTACTATTACCCCTGTAGCGCCAAGGTGGCGCTACAGTCCATAACCAATGAGGTAACTGAAATGGCTGATAAATCTTCACTTTCCGAGTATGATTTCATCATTGCAATTGACGCGTCCGGCAGCATGGGCGAGCAAGATTGCAAGCGCGGCCTGTCCCGTTGGGACTACGCCCAGGAAAGTGTCACTGCTCTTGCCCGCGATTTGCAGGCACTGGACAGCGACGGTGTTGATGTGCTGTTTTTCAGTGGTGCCAGCGTCCAGGGTTACACTGGCGTAACAGCCGACAAGGTAAAGGAAATCTTTGCCACCCGTTCCCCACGGGGTTCTACCCCACTTGCCGAGGCGCTCAGTGCGGCGCTGGAGCAAGCAGGCAAGTCCGATAAAAAGGACTTTATCCTGGTGCTTACCGATGGCGTCCCTGATGACAAAGCCGCTGCGGCTCGCGTCATTGTGGAAGCCAGCCAGAAGCTGGACAAAGACGAAGACCTTACCTTCCTGTTTATTCAGGTGGGCCACGACCGTGATGCTACGGAGTACCTGCGCAAACTGGACGATGACCTGTCCGGTGCCAAGTTCGACATCGTGGATGTGAAAACCGTTGACGAGGCCGACGCCTACGCCAGCACTGCGGATCTGATCCTGGCCGCAATCGAAGGCTAACCGCAATCGGGGGGCGTAGGCCAACTGCGCCCCTTCTGGAGACTATAATGACCTTGTTGATCGCTGTACTGATGGGTGTCGGCTTCTACGTTGGGTTCCGGGCAGGGAACAAATTCACTTCCCTGCGTGCCATGTGGACTGGGATCAAATTGTGGATCATTAACCTGTTGCATCAATTCTGAGTACTGAGAAATGACTACTGAGAGCAAAGACACTAAGAGATCCGAGATAGTAAACTACGATGAGGAGCTCGCTCGGTTGGCCAAGAGGGCCGGCGAGATAGAGCGACCCAGCGGGCTAACAATCGGCACCCGTGCGGGGGTACTGACCTACAATGGGAATCCATGCCCAGACAACAAACTGGATGTTATTGTAGTCGCAAGTGTCCACGCGAATACGCTGTACGAGGGCAAGTTTGACCCCAATAACCTGACCAGCCCGGTCTGCTTTGCGTACTCTGAGGATGGAGGCCCGGATATGGCCCCGCACCCTGCGAGCAGCAAGCCCCAGTGCTCCACCTGTGCCGAGTGCTGGGCCAACCAGTGGAAAAGTGACCCCGACGGTGGCCGGGGCAAGGCTTGCAAGAACACTCGCAGCTTGGCGGTGATCCCCGCCTCCACTCGGCCAGAAGACATTGCCACGGCTGAAATTGCGATCCTTAAACCTCCTGTCACTTCAGTGAACAACTGGCAGATGTATGTTCAGAAGTGCGGCGCTCTGTACAAATCCCCACCACTGGCTTTGATCACTCGGGTAGGCAGCGTGCCTGACCAGAAGAGCCAGTACAAGCTGACCTTTACCGATATTGGCGTAGTTGATCGGAGCATGCTGGGCGGACTCATAGCCCGAATTCCTGCGGCTCTGGAGATCGCACAGAAGGTCTATGATCCTCCAACTGAAAGAGCAGCAGAAACAGCATCCAAACCAGCGAAGTTCTAACTAGCGAGGGGGCGAAAGCCCCCTTTGGAGTTTCTGATGATTTCCCTAGACTTTGAAACAGACGCAATTGTTGACGGTGCCTCTACTCCCCCGAAACCTGTGGGCTGCTCCATACGCGACCACGATGGAACCAATCACTACTGGGCATGGGGCCATCCAACGAACAACAACTGCACGAAGGAGGACTTTAAGAAGGAGCTTATCCGTGTGTGGGACCAGGAGCTGGTCGGGCATAACATCTTTGCCTTTGACCTGTGGGTGGCCGAGTACTGGTTTGACATGCCTCAGCGCGATCCCCTGCTTACCCATGACACCATGTTTGAGGCCTATTTGATAGACCCAAACACTCCCAGCCTTCGCCTGAAGGACCTAGCCGACAACTGGCTGGGGATGCCTCCAGACGACCAGCAAGAGCTCTACGACTGGATTATGGCCCATGTGCCTGAGTGCCGCAGTCGGAAACAATGCGGCGCCTACATCTGTCGAGCTCCGGGGGACTTAGTTGGGAAGTATGCTGAGTCTGACACCGAAATGGCGTACCAGTTGCACGAGTACTGCTATCCCAAGTTGGACATGATGCATCCCCCCTACGACAGGGAGCGCGTACTGGCTCCCATACTCAACGGAATCCGGGCCAAGGGCATTAAGATAGATCTGGAGCGCCTGCGGCACGACTACCATACGGCGATGCACAAACTCCACACTTTGGATGACTTGGTGCGGGAGCGCCTGCACTGCCCGGGAATGAACCCTGGGAGCGACCGAGAGCTGGTTAACGCTCTCTGCGATGCTGGGTACAAGGGGTTCCTTTCCACGCCCACCGGCAAGCTGTCCGCCAACAAGGCGAGCTTGGAGAAGGTCCTGGAAAGCGACAAGGAGTTGCAGAGCATGCTGCGCAGCCGCGCGACGTATGCCACCCTCACCGGTACTTTCATGGGGCCATGGATCGCCTATGCTGACGCCAACGGGGGAACCATCAACCCGACCTATAACCAAGTGCGGAACCCTGAAGGCTACGGTACTCGTACTGGTCGGCTAAGCAGCACCGCGCCAAATGGGCAGAACATTCCCGATGAACAAGGCTTGGACTATTTCGGCGATCACTTCCCCAATATGCGGTCATACTGTCTGCCTGACGATGGTTGTGTTTGGTATTCATTTGACTTCAAGGCGCAGGAACCTCGCCTCACGGCACATTTTGAGGATGGGCTGCTCCTGCAAGCATTTAACGACGACCCGGAGATGGACCCCTACATCTTTGTCATGGAGCTTGTTGGAGGAGACGTTACCCGCAAGCAGAGCAAAGTTATTCTACTGGGACTAATCTATGCAATGGGAGCACAAGTTCTTGCAGACAAGCTTGAGTGTAGCTACGACCGGGCCAGCAGTTTACGGAATGCCATCAAGGCTTACCTCCCTGACGTGGTGCGTCTCGACCGCGACTGCAAGCGGCGTTTCGAGTTGGGCCTGCCCATTAAGACGCTGGGGGGACGGTATTGCTACTGTGAACCCCCAAGTAATGGCAGAGTGTGGGCGTACAAGAGCCTCAACCTGCTCATCCAAGGCAGCGCCGCCGACCAAACCAAAGAGGCCATCATCTATGCAGACGAAGAGCTCGCCCTTAGACATTTCTACTACCGTCTACTGGGTACGGTCCATGACGAAATTAACCTGTGCGCGCCACTTGAGCATAAGGCAATCATTTACGAAGTTATGCTCGAGGCTGCGAACGCTCTGCCATGTGATGTACCTATGAGGTTGACGATGGGTATCGGCAATACATGGGCGGAGGCCGCTAAGAAATGAGGCGCCCACAGAGTTACAGCAGCCTGAGCACCTACAAGAAGTGCCCGAAACTGTGGCATTGGTGCTACGTCCTGGGGAACAGGACCCCTGATAGCCCGTCGGCCAAGCGCGGCACTGAGCTCCATGCCATGCTGGAGGAGTTCTTTAAGGGGGGCCGGTATCCAACGCGCAACGCCACGCTCAAGCCGTGGCAGCGCTTCATGGAGAACCTGACCATCTTCAACCCCAGCCCCGAGGCCGCGCTAGCAGTAGACAAGGATTGGAAGCCCTGTGGCTTCGACGATCCCAACGCCTACGCTCGGGGCAAGGCGGACCTGAAGCTGACAGTGGGGAATACCCACCGCATCCTAGACTGGAAGTCAGGGAGGGTGTACCCCGACCACGAGGGGCAGGGGCTGATGTACATGGCGATGGACGAGTACGACACCCCTCTATGCCAAACGGAGTTTGTGTATCTTGACATACCTCTACACACGGTCCCCCGTACATACAACAACGGGGATAGACAAATCCAAATCGTCAAATTGATGGAGCAAATTGACATTGTAAACGCGGACACGGTCTACACCGCTACCCCCAGCCATGAGGCCTGCCGCTACTGCCCGATATCATGGAGGGCAGGAGGAGAGTGCCGAAGTGCCCCGTAACAACGATATGGAGATGCAGATCGAAAACCGATTCTGCTTAAACCTGAACAAATGGGCTAGGGAGCACAACATCGTTGTTGTGCCCCTTAAACTCAACCTTCAAGGGCGTCGGGGCTGGCCAGACCGACTAATCATGTGGGAGGGAGGCAACTTCCTCTTCATAGAGTTCAAGCGGCCCGGGGAAGAACCCAGGAAGCTTCAGCTCTATATCCACCAACTGCTACGCGATATTGGCTTTGAGGTACAAGTCCATGACGACGCAGATGTTGCCCTACGAACAGTGCAAGCCAAAGTTCGAGCCACGACCCCTGCAGATGAAAAGTATGTCCTTGGGAGTACGGGAAGCAGGCTTCAGGCTTTTCTTGAAGCCCGGGCGAGGGAAGACAGCGGTGGCTCTTAAGGTCTACGACATACTTAAGAAGCTGGATATGGTGGACTGCATGTTGGTGATAGCTCCCCTGCGGGTTATCACCACCTCCTGGCCGCACCAGATGAACTACTGGGCAGACTTTGCCCACCTCACCTTCGCTATCGTGCATGGCGGGGAAAAGGCGCGCAAGGCAGCGCTGGAGTCCGACGTTGACGTCTACCTGATGAACTTCGAAGGACTCATCGGCACGGAGTTTGGGCCGATATGCACAAATCCAGGTGCCAAGCGCAAGGTCTACAGGGGGAACCCATACGCCATCGCTTGGTTTGAAGGCAAGAGGGTCATGCTGGTGTGCGATGAGTCTACTGCCTTCAAAGACCCAAACACTCTGAGGGCCAAGTCCCTGGAATGTTACCTCCAGTACACCAACCGTCGGGTTGTCATGACTGGGACTCCGCGCCCCGGTAAGCTTGAGAACCTCTTCTTCCAATGCTACATCACTGATCTGGGGAAAGACCTTGGGCGTTTCATCACTCACTTCCGCAACCAGTACATGCGCCCGGATGAGAGCGGCTTCGGCTATGTTGAATTACCGGGAGCAGCTCAGCGGGTTGCAGCAAAAATCGCCCCCACCACCATCGTCTCTGAAGGCGATGATGACATGCCAACTATGGAGGTCATCGTGTGGGTTCCCATGCCCCCATCCATACGGGAGAAATACAATGAGCTTAAGAAGGAGTTCCTACTCGTACTTGGTGACGCAGTGGTTATGGCACCAAACTCGGGTGTTCTATGGGGAAAGCTCCGCCAGTTTGCCCAAGGAGCCATCATTGATACGGAGGGCGATCCGAACACCTACATCCCCATCCACGAGGGCAAGCTCGACGCCCTCGAAAACATCCTCGCAGAGCTTGATGGCGAGCCCGCCTTCTGCCTATACGCCTACCGGCATGACTTCGACAGAATTAACCGAAGACTTGGTTACGACGTTCCTAGAGTCGGTGGGGGAGTTTCTGTCGGATCTGGGGTAGCGACCTGTAATCTGTTCAGTGCTGGTCACATCCCCCTCATGCTGGGTCACCCTCAGTCCGTAGCACTTGGGATTGATGGGTTGCAGAACAACTGCTCCAACGTCATTTGGTTTGGGGGAGACCCCAGTTGGGAGCGTACCTACCAGTCGCATCTGCGCATTGCCCGGCCTGGGAGCAAGGCCGAATGCGTAACGATCTACCGCATCATGCTGGATTGCGGGGTGGAGCGCAGCATCCTACAGTCCAGTCGCAGTAAGCAGATGGCGGAATCAGAATTCATTTCCTTATTGCGTAATAACCTAAGCACGGAGTAAATAGTGCTTGTTCTGGACGGCCATTGTGGTATAGTAATACTGCCCCCTAAGTTTTAGGGGGCTCTTTTCCACTAACCCTTGATAGGTGCCTTTGAAATGACTGACTATGAAAATGGCCTCGCTGACGAAGCCCAAGCCGTAGACACCCCCGCCGAAGTACAGCCAACCAAAGAGCGCAAAGCTCGCGAAAAGACCCCAAAAGAACCGAAGCTCTACCCCCAGTGGAATGAAGATGGTTCGCCTCTGCTTAACGAAGAGGGGACACAAGTCCAGGGTCCTGTGAAAATGGCCAAACCACGGAAAGCGAAGCCAGCCAAGGTGATCGAGTATCAGCTCGATGAGCAGGGAAATCAGCTTCTGGACGAGGCCGGTAATCCCATCCCCGTTAAGCCTGTTCGCGCTCCTGCGGTGCGGCGACTGCCGACCCACGAAGCTTCCACCATCAACATCAGCGAAGAACAGAAGGCCAAGATCGCCGCGTATAAAGGAGCACGAAGCCAGTATGCTGTTATCATGGCCGATGGTCAAACCATCGCAGAGTACCTCGAAGCCGGTGGTGACAAAGGATTCCTGAGCTTCTACCTGCGCGATGGTGCTTGCAGCGTGACTGCATACACCCCTCCAGCTTGATCGCTGGACCCCACCAGTCGGCCCCGTTATGGGGCCGATTGACATTTAGGAGAGGACTTTGATGAAGATAGCGATAATTACTCGCGGCAGGGTGGGCAATGTTCGCACCCTAGCGAGCATCCCCTGGGACTGGTGGCCAGACACCTACATTGTCTGCCCCAAAGACGAGGTATCACGCCATGCAAAGAATCACCCCGAAGTCAACATCCTCAGCGAGGGAGAGGAAACTCTCACGTACAGCGAGAAGTTTAATCTTATCGTTAACGGTCATTACCCTGAGCTTGGGCGCCGTATCCTTATTATCGATGACGACCTTCGATTCTCCGTGCGCAGTCCCGGCAACTCAAAGTCATTGATAACAGCGAACGCCACCCAGATCAACAATAGCCTGGAAGTGCTGGAGCTTATGCTGGATGACTATCCGCTGGTAGGGCTCCACCCTCGGGCCATGGGGAACAATGCCCCTATCGGGGTAAAGGAGTGTACCCGCATAAACGCGCTCCAGGCGGTAAACTTGGACAAGATTGGCCCGATAAAGACGGACTACTGGCCCATCTTGGCCGACATGGTGTTGAATTTGACCCTCTTGATGCGGGGAGAGAAGACAGCCATCTGGTGCAACTTGTTCTGGGACCAAATTGGGACGTCCAATGCCCCCGGTGGCTGCTCCTTACATCGTACACCAGAGCAGCAAGCGACCGCGGTCAGGGCGCTGGCTGAGCTGTTCCCAGACGTAGTTACGGTCGTTGAAAAGGAGGTTAAGAAGGGCTGGTTCGGTGGTAAACGCGTAGACTTCCGCGTCCAGTGGAAGAGGGCGTATCAACTCGGGTGCTTATATCGTGAGCATACATCAAGGCAAGCTTGAAAGGTACATCTATTACGTTAACGAGCGGCAGGCTATCGGCACAAGAAAGCGATCAGGAGTCCCAGGGCCGTGGACCAAGGACCCGATCCTACAGCACTACCACTTCTGCGAAAACAGGCGGGAAGACGACCGGGGTACTAAAGAGCTCCGAGCGCTGCGTATTGAGCTTGACCTAGCGATGCACAAGCGTCCAGAGTTCTACACGGCAGCGCGCCTGTTCAACTACGCCCCCAGCGTGCGTGACTACTACGACAAGGACAAGGGAATTGACCATCTGAAGGCGAAGATGTTCGCCGGGGAAAAGGTGTTCCATACCGCCTATGTTGTCAGCACCTGCGGCGAGCGCATCAATAAAATCGATTACGTGGACCGTCTCATCAAAGAAGTACGTGACGCGTACATCTCAAACCTATCGTGCCGTGAATGTTTTGATTGTCTACGGAAAATTGATGGGCTTGGGAGCTTTCTGGCTGGACAGATTGTCGCAGACCTGAAGAACGACCAGCACCTCCACTACGCCCCAGACTGGTACGACTTTGCCGTCATGGGGCCGGGGAGCAAGAAGGGATTGGATATCCTCTACGGCCCCAGCACTACGGAGCGCAACTTCATGGACCGGCTAACGGACCTGAAGTGGGAGGTACGGGGGAAAATACCAGAGTTTCACATGCAAGACTTGCAGAACACTCTCTGCGAGTTTCAGAAGTTTATGCGCTATGTGACTAATAGCCCAGGACGCCGGAGGATTTATGTTTGAAGTGAGTACACGTAATGTGAACTCGGCCTATCAGCGGCTTATGCCGCTGATTAAGGCTTACGGAAAGCCTGTCAGCACCCGAAACGGGCCAGCGCTTTCCCTCATGAAGCCGCTGTTTATGGAGGTACGTTGCCCGCACGAAAGAGTCCTGTTCCACGCTGAGCGTAACGCCAACCCCTTCTTTCATTTGGTAGAAGGCCTCTGGATGATTGCTGGCCGTAACGACACTGAGTTTGTCCGGCAGTTTAACCAGAACATGATGACCTACAGCGACGATGGGCTCACATTCAACGCCGCTTATGGACACCGCTGGCGACGTCACTTCGGCTACGACCAAGTTGAACGAGTCTGTAGCCAGCTCCAAAAGAACCCCGATGACCGCCGATGCGTCCTAGCAATGTGGGATGGCTACAGCGACTTGGAGGGCACCAGCAAGGACTACCCCTGCAATATGAGTATCATCTGCCGGGTGGCGGAGGGGGAGCTGGACTTCATCATCACCAACCGCAGTAACGACTTGGTGTTCGGTCTGTGCGGGGCGAACGCTGTGCATATGACCATGCTCCAAGAGTATATGGCAGCACGGATCGGCGTGCCGGTGGGCCGCTGGTATCACATGTCGGCCAACCTGCACATCTACGAGCGGCACTTCCACCTGTTGGAGGATAACTTCAACGGCCTCTGGGAGTGGTGTCAGTACCCCAAACCCCAACCTCTGGTCCACAGTTGGGCGGAGTTTGACCAAGACTGCATTGACCTCTGCAACGGAAAGATTGACTACTTCCATGAGCCATTCTTTGACGGGACAGTGGCCCCGATGGTGCAGAGCTGGCACGCCTGGAAGAATGGTGAAGCAAATGAAGCGCTCTACCTTGCTTCGTGTGTTGAGGCGGAAGATTGGTCGAAGGCGGCAATTGAATGGCTTGAAAGAGCTAAGGAGAGGAAACATGCTATTACATCAAATTAAGCTGGCGCGCGAGGCTGGCATCATCAAGCGCTACCATATGTGTCGTATGATCACTGAGGAGACTGTGGCCGAGCACAGCTTCAACGTGGTTAACCTGATGCTGGTGCTGACAGAGGGTCGGGCCAGCAAAGCCTGCCTGATGGCAGGCCTCCTCCACGACATGGGCGAGTACGCCGTGGGGGACATCCCCAGCAACATTAAGCGAGCGCTGCCCCATGAAATACGGAACCAGATCCAACTGAAGGAAGAGGAGGCCATCGCCAAAATCCACCCTACCACGGCCTACGACATTCTCACTGATGACGAGAAGCATCTGGTGGACCTGTGCGACAAGTTGGACGGCCTGCTAAAATGTACTGAAGAACTGAAGATGGGCAACCAGCATATCATCCCCATTGGGGAACGCTATGTCGGCTACATCCAGGATAGCATAGAGCACGACCCGGCGTACCGCCTGGAGTGCGAGTGTGTGATCTCTGACTTCCGTTCGAGGTACTTGAAATGAGCTATGTACTAACGAGCTTTGAGCGCATACGTGAGCTATGCAAGGATGATGTAGCCACGCTCATTGTTAAGGACAAGGACTACGGGTCTAGCTGGCGCAAGCGTGGAGGCATCGGTGCCTTCATGATGTTGGCGCGCAAGTGGGACCGAATCGAAACTCAATGTGAGGCTAAAGGCTATGATATCTTCCAAGCGGCTGTGGATCCTACTGGGATCCTTGACGATATTAGTGATCTTAGGTGTTATCTACTTCTTGTAGAAGAGCACATAATCGCCAATACTAAAGAGTAGCTCAACCGTGTTACTGGTGGTACTATAGGTAGTACCACCAGCCACCTGTAAGGAGTTGTGTTATGATGCGGATTAAGGGTGAAATAGTAGAAGATATCATGTTTTGTGTGAACGCTAAGGTGCGCGACCCCGATATTGCTGTAGAAGAGGCGTTCCTGGGCGGCAACCAGTACCCAATGCCGAGGGAAGAATTGAAGGAGTTCATTAAGGAAAACTATGCTGAACTCTGCCAGTTGTGCGAAATGGCCAACGACGACTGGAACGCGAGTATTAAGGGCTACCAGAAACACGCTGTAGCAGCGCGCACGCTGCACTAGGCGCTAGCCTGCACACCCATACAGGGTATGCGCGCAGCGCCAGCCACAGGCCCAATGGATGCGTCCATGGGCCTGTTTTAACCACCACCACAGGCTATAGGCATACTAAAATGGACGCTGAATACTGCAAAGAGAAGATTGTTAAGCAGCACGATGAGATTGTCATTCTGAGGTCGAAGGTGAAAAGCCAGAACACCTGCATACAGATTTACAGGGTTCTGGCTATGGTTGGATGGCTGGGATTTGTGCTAGCGTTGATCGTTGGTGGCTAGAATGAACCCGCCACCACGCATCAAGCAGTGCAAGTTCTGTAGCTGGCGATATCATTATTGCATCTGCATTCACAAGTGCCCGAACTGCGGAAGGCCGCTCAGTGAGGTTTATGTTCCGCCGGCTTCTCCTCTAAAGTAACCTCGGTTTGGTCCATGTAGACCGCGCCTATGAGGCAGTAAGACATGACGGTGGTGCCGTTCTTCGTGAAGCTCTGAACGCAACCCGAGAGCAGCACCACCGCTATGATTATGGCACGAACCACGATTGCCCAATCCCAAGGTTGCAGACGCCAGCCGGGGCTCCCCCTATAGTGATGACGAACCCCAACTGGATCCACGCGTTCGCTATGATTGTCTGCACGCCGCATACCTGCGATCCTAGGTTGTTGTAGGACACCAACCCAGTCCAGAATACGTTGGTGTTGGGCGCGTAGGTATTGGGGATGAAACAGCACACGTCACTAGGAAGCATCGGCGTGTTTCGCCCTATCTTGCCAGTAAACGATACTTGCTTACCGATCCTACGGAACCTCAGGGACTCAGCATCAAAGTAGTCGCTGTTCATTGTAGGGGCGATAGTAGAGTCGCTGTAAACCTGGAACCACGCCCCCCAACCGCCGCCGGACTTGTTGCGCCGGAAGTCTTTAGGGACAAGGCCGGTTGACTTGTAGGTCTGCATGACCGTGTTGGGGTCAAGCAGCTCTACTATTACCGCCGCAAATGTGCTCTCTGGAGCATTGAGGATGCCGGGCTGGACTTGGTAGAAGCCTGGGACTATCAGATTGTTGAGGTCAGAAACCCCGGTCTGATAACCGAGTTGCGCGCGAAGGCAGACGCCCCACGCCCCCCAAGTGCCGACGCCACCTACGTCTGGTGGAGAACCAGCCCGAACCCAAGTCTGGCCCGATACATAGTCTGTGGCTTGCTGGGAGATGGTGTCCAGACCACGAGTCACAAGCAGCAGACCATCAGTGACGCTGGCGGGGGTGCCCGGTCCATTGACCGGAGCACCAAGGATTCGGTAGAACCCAGAGTTGACGATGGTGTTCAGGTTAGTGCCAGCAGTGAGACCGATGCTAGCGCCAAGACCGTATGCCCCGTTCACCAAGAGTCTGCCAGCAGTGGTATCAAGCTGGCTGGTCTGGTACTTCAGGCCAACCTTCATAAGCCTACCGCCGACATCGGCCCACCGTGGAATTTCGTCAACTACCGATACGGTTGGGCCACGGATAACAGCCTGACCACCAGCGTTGATGATGGGGCTGGTAACGTCAACCTGACCGGCGACGCCAAGGTTGCCGCCTACCGACATGTTGCCAGTAGAGGCGACAGTAGCAGCGTTGATGGCACCACCAGCGGTGATGGCGGTAGCCACCGTGATGGCCGCTGGGAAGCCCCACGAACCAGCCGCGAGGTCGTAGGTAGTAGTGAAGCGCAGAGCCGAGTTCGCAGGGTTGCGACTACGGAAGTAGGTCTTATCGTCAGGGTTGACGGTCTCAATACTGAACCACCCGAAGGTTCCGCTGTTGTGGAACAGACCGACAGTACCGGCACCAGCGGGGTTCTGCACCTGCGAAAAGCTAGGAGTAGGCCCGTTGATGTTCATGTTCGTCAGAACAGTAGGGCTGGTCTGACGCAGGACCTTGGTCCATGCTGCGTCCTGCCGACCATAAGGGGTGCCATCAATTGGTGCGTCGGTGATGCCACCAGGACCGCCAATGCTGAAGTTGATAGCGCCGGGGCAGACAATGGCTGCCTGTGCGATGTTGGCAAGCGACGTAGTGTTCTTGATAGCTACGATCTCGGCCACCAACGTAGCGTCAGAAAGGTACAGAGACTTGACGTACTGCGAACGGTCCCAGTTAATCATGGACAGGGCGTTCTCAACGCTTGTATAGATCTTCTGACCGTAGGCCCAAATGTACGTCCCATAGAGGTAGTACAGGCGGTGAATAACAGTATCGCCGTTGTTCGGCAGAGTGGTCACCACACCAGAGCCGTTAGGGTCGTATTGCTGAACCTGAGCGTTCGCAGTAGTACCGCCGCTGACAAGGCTCTGCCCGGCCAGTGTGCGAAACGGGATGTTAGCCTGCTGGGGGATAGCGTAGACGTTCGGGCTATTGATGGTGTTGGCATCACCACCGGGCATGAAGATCGTACCAGCCGCGATGTCCATCTGCATTGGCGAAATACTGTTGGGGATAACGAGCCCACCAGTGATGATAGTGTTAGACAAAAGAGTGCCGATATCAGTCATGCGGTAGCCATCATCAGCAAAGATGAGCGGCTTAGTGATAACCTTGTTGGCGACGCCAGTGAGATGCTCTACAACCCCCAAGACGGCGTTGCCGCGGAGGGTAGCCCCAGCAGCCTTGCCAGCGAACTGCACGATCTGGCCAAACTCGTTAACCGCGATGGTAGTTGTGAAGCTGGTAGCCATCAGTGTCAGAGTCAACGCCTGAGCATTCCACGTCACCTTAATGGCGTCACCTGGATCGTTACTGTTAGGGGGCACGACCCACGCCGTTCCAGCTGGAATATTGATGCTAGTCCCAGTAGCGATAGTCATGGCCGGGAAGGACACGCCCCCTGGACGCTCTTCACCAGTGGTTGCGAGTTGCAGCAGGTTGACCGCCACAGTGGAGGTGACGGAAGAAATCAATTTAAACTGGGTGCCGTCGTAGATAGCCATCAAGAAGTCGTTAGTCTTCACGTTACCAGCCACGAGCGGCAGGCCATTAGAGGACACAATAGACCGAGCACCGATGCCGTTGTAGTTCATCGTCATAGGGCCAGTGTTGTTCGCTGGGGCGAAGAACGTGATCAACGATCCAGCGACGTAGCCCGTGGCGCCACCAACGAGTGTACCGACGAGGTTATCAACACCACTGACAATCTGCACGCGAGTGTGCTTACCATCCTGCACCATGCCCAGAGTGGCGTACTGGTTGCGAGCTGTAGCGTCGCTGCAATTGGTGTGGTGGAAGCCCCCCATCGGCAGGTTGGCAATTGGAACGGTCTGTCCGTCATAGGCGATGCTCTGTGTCAAGGCCGCTGCTAGGTCGGCCATTGTATCATTCGCCCAGTCCGATTCGATAACCGTGCCAGAAGAGACAGGGTTGCTGGGAGGAAGGACGTAGGTGCCGCTACCGTTGCGAGCCATTATTTAATCCTCATCACTCAATTCGCGTTGCATTTCGCCCTTCAAGGCGCGGGCCGTTGCCTTCCTCAGTAGAGGGCTGTTAGCCAGACGCTGGGGCGCCCCCGTGTTCAGCAGCAGTTTGGACAAGCCTGCGCCGCCAAGAGCCTTGGCTACGAGGGTTGGGTTGACTAATGCCGTCCCAGCTGTAGCCAGAACCGGGCCGCTGGTAAGAGCCCGTGGCTTGACTTTTGGGATGCCTACGTCGGCAGCCTGTAGCAATTCTCTGGCCTCTGGCATCACAGCGCCTTTCTTGGCCTCGCGCTCTACGGCAGTGCGAGCCTTGGTGATGTCAAAGGCTTCTTCCTTGATGTCCTGCTTGCCAAGGATGCGAGCTAACCGATACTGCTGCTTCTTGGCGGCTAACGCGGTCGCTTCCTCGGGGGAGAGCACCTTGGCGAACTCATCATCCAGTACCTTGACCATCCCCCTCAGCGCCTTGGCGTGCTCAGGCGGAGCCTTGGCAGCGTCGGCAGCCATGTCACTGCGGATGGCTTGGTAGGTCTCGCCCTTCAACCGCACACCGGGCGTTTTGGATATGTTGTTGAGCTGCGCAGCGTACTTCATAATCTGTGGGTTGCGCTGGGCGGGGAGCAGCTGACGATACTCCTTCATCACATCATCAACGCCAGCCTTGATGCCAGCTACAGGAGCAGCCTTGCCCTTGGACATTGCGCCAATATCAGCGCCAAGGTCAGCAGTGATTTTGGCCATTTCGTCGTTGGTCTTGGGCGCGTTGGTGCCGAGCATGTTGAACAGCGCGTCCCGTACCTTGTCCACCTTCTTATCAGCAGCGCCCTTGGCGATATTGCTCATAATGGGGGTGTTTTCAATCATGTAGTCGGAGGCAGCGTTCAGCCCGCCGCCAGCCTGCTTAGACTTGGAGACACCGACGCCGTACCGCTTGAGGACATCTGCGGCCTTCTGCATAGCAACGTCGCCTTCACCAACGAGCGAGCGTACAGCCTTGCCAGCGGCCGGAACAGCCCCGCCGAAGCCAGCGCCGTAACCGATGTTCTCAGCGCGCTCGCCGGGCTTGGTGGTCGGCGCCATAGCGCCCATAAGACCACCTTCCAGCACGCCAGCGCCGATGGCCCCGGCCACGCCCGCAGGAGCCATCGCACCGAGTGCCATGCCCAAGGGGATAGCAGCGCCCACGTTACCACCGATCGCGCCTATCTGGCCCGCTGTAGTGGCCTCCAAGGGCTTCATGGCGCGCTGTTGTTGGATAGCCTGTTGCTCAAGCTCCCAGCTGCGCTGTGGGTCCTGGGTCAGCATCTGTTGCGCGCCAATGCCGAGGCCGTGGATCGCCCCGCCCGCGCCCAAAAGAGCTCGTTCTCCCTGCCCCATGTTCGCCACTTTGTCGGCATAGGCTTTCTCCTGCGCCGCTTGCTGTACACCGTGGTCCATCTTCGTTGGGTCAGTTTGCTCTGGTACTGGGCCTTCCCATGGGTTTCTAGTAGGAGCAGCCGGTTGTTCGGGCGCAGGAGCCTGTGAGCCGAAGTAGCTGTCAATAGCTTCGCCCATCTGCTCAGGGGTGGTCCCCTCTGGGAAGTTAAACTTCTTCCCGTTCGCCGTTACTTTTGGCATTTGTCATTACTCCACAGTGTAGGAAACACCGCCGGGAGACGTCATTGTACCGCTTCCCTCGTCCAGTACAGCCTTGCCAGTGCGAGCCCGTTCCTTGGCCGCTTTGACCTTATCCATGCCAGACTGTAAGGCGCCCTTGATGACCTTCAGCTTCTTGGTGCGCGCCGCAGGGCTGTCGTATCGGTCAAATTGGGTAGCGGCGATAATCTTCTGTTCGTTTTCAGTTACTTGGCCGAAGCCGCGCATTTGCTCCATGGCGTCGAGGTGGAACTGTTGGATGGCCTGCTCTTGGACCTGAATATCTGGGTCGAAGTCAGAGGCCTTCTGGCCTGTGGCGGCGTTGGAGACCATGTCCATAGCGCGATACTTGGCCCCCTTCTCGTACGGGTTCTTTTCATCCGCGTTGATAAGTTCATCCACACGCTTGACGCCAAGCTCGAGTTTGGGGGCGCCCCCGATAAGGGCGACGTCTTGCTTGGCCTGATTGCGTGCGAACTCCTTCTCGTACATGCCGCCTCCCTCGCCGCCCTTGGCCTTGGCCTTCTGAGCGACGTACTTCGCATACCCCTCTGGGTCACGCTGGGCAAACTCGATCTCAGTCTCTCCGCGACCCTGCGTTGGGGCGAAGGTCTTGTTACGCTGCTCAAACAGGTAATTGTCCTGCTTGGCCTTCATCTCTTCCAGCTTACCGGCAGCCTCGTCGGCGTCTATGCCTTCCTTCTGCTCTTGTGTCATCTTGCCAGCGGTGACAAGGAACGCTCGCCCTTGGCGAGTACCTGCCGCTTGGGCCAGAGCACCGATGGCATCTTGCTTTGGCATGAGGGATTTGATGATGCCGGAGTCCACACCGAGCTCTTGGAGCTGCATGGCGCGTTCTGGGGTCAAAACTTGCGCGCCACCGCCCATTCCACCGGGTTGGCCGGGGCTACCGCCCGCGCCTTGCGCACCAGCACCGCCTCCCATGATCCCTTGGAGGGCTTCCAGCCGCGCAGCCTGCGCTTCTTCCTCAGCGGTCTCCGCTTTCCGGCCTGCTTGGTTCGCAAAGTACGCCGTACCCAGCTTAGCGAGGTTGCCCCACGGGTTGGCTTGGACTTGCCCTGGGAACGCGCCGCTGGCCTGAGTGACCAGAGGGCCAGTATCGATCTCGGCGCCAAGCATAGCTTTCTGGCGAGCGCGTAGCTGCTCAGCAAGACGCTGCTTAGCTCTGTAGTCACCGACGAAGTCCATGTTAAATCACCTTGTCGAGGAGGCCGAATGTAAAGGCATTGCCGAGACCCTTCGCCGCCTTCTTAGGATCACTGAGCCACGTTGCTGGGTTGAAGCCGTTTGCGAAATCACCGAAGCGCAGACCGATACCACTGCCGCCGACTGTGCCCATGTTGTTTAGCTTATCAGCGTTTATGATACTGCCCTTGCTTTCGTTCATCTCCTTGTCGCCCAAGTAAGCCAAGGCAGCCAGAGCGCCGAGGCCACCAGCAGAGCTAGCCGCGCCTCCGCCTGCTCCGCCAGCCGCGCCGCCACCCCCGCCAAACATGGAGCTGAGACCGCTCATAAAGCCACCTCCGCCAGCGCCTGCTCCGCCCCCACCGCTGGCCGCAGCCGCGCCCGGGAAGCTTACAGAGCCTTGCTGAAGGCCCATAGCGCCGAGAGAGCTGCCGCCACCTTGCATCATGGCAGGCATGGCTGCCTGACCTGCTGCTCCGGTGGCACCACCTCCCTTAAGACTCATTGCATACTTCATCATGTTGTTGGCCGTCTGGGGACTGATGGGGTTAGACGACTGCTGTTGCTGATTCTGTGGCTGTTGCAGACCGGCGCTGGCACCGTACTGCCCAAGACCTCCCATGCCGTTGCCGACTGTGCCGCCGCCTTGTGGATACTGAGCAGGCTGCCGGTTGCGCAGAGCGTTCGCCATCATCATAGACGCATAGGGGTTGCTGTTGTTGCCGAACGCTGCCATGATTACTTACTCCCCAAGTAGGCGGAACCGAGAGACGTCCCTGCACCGAGCATGGAGTTCTTCTTGTTGGCGCCAGCGTTCGCGTTACCCATCTTGGCCTGATAGCTCGCGTTAGCCGCACCAGTCATGTCGGCGGGGTTGTACCCAGTCGCACCGCTGAACCCTGGGAAATTGGGCTGAGGGGACTGAGCATATAGCTGAGCCGCCGCCTGAGCCCTCTCCATTGGGAGGGTATAGTTCTGCAGAGCCTGATTGTACTGCTGTTGCTGTGACGTCATAGAACGGTCGTATTCCTTCCACCGTTCCTCTTGGTTGGCGTCGAACAACTCTTTACCTTGTTGATAGCGCTGTTGCTGAGCACCCTGATTAGTCTCATACGCGGCCTGTTGCTGGCCGAAGCGCTGACCCTGACCTGCGAGGTTGGCAGCGTAGTCGCCCTGCAATTGCTGATAACGCTGACCCTGCCCGCCGAGGTTGGTGTTGTAGATGTTCTGCGCAGCCTGATAGCCAGCCGCCGTAGAGTCCAAGCCCAGCTTGGCGTTGACGTCCCCCTGAGAGGTCGTCATGTTCTTCATGGCGCGGTCGTAGGCCTCCGTGCCCGGTTGCAGACCCTGCTGGCGCAACTTAACATCGATGGCGGCAGTGTCCTGCTCCTGTTGGGGGCGAAGACGTGACATGGCCGACTCGAACATGTCCTTGGCGACTTGGTCACCCTGTGTGCGGTCGAAGTTACCGATCGTACCGGCCGTATTGGTGAAGTCACCAATGCCGCCAGCGTCAGGTGCAAAGTCAGCTAACTCGCCGCCTTGGTTGCCCTGGAGGCCATTGGTGATGGCGTTCCAGTAGCGGTTGTTCGCCATCTCATAGCCTGGACCTCCGCTGAACGCCCCCTGCTCGGACACGGCTCGGTTGGCCTGCATGGAGTTCCACAGAGCAGTGTTCTGAGCATCAGAGAAGTACGGGTTAAGCGTCTGACTCTGAGTCCAGTTTCCAGCTGCGTCCTGTGACCAGTTTATGGAGTTACCGTAGGCATCAATCTGCGTAGGCCGGTTCCAGCGGGTAATTTCGCTAGCGGTCTGCCGATTGGCTAGAGCATCCGACTGTTGCAGGGCCGCATAGTCTGGCGCGGCCGGAGCCTTTTGTTTCTTCCCACCGCCCATTACGCGACCCTCGCCACTAAGTTAACGACCCTTGACCACGCCGGAGAGTTCAGTATACGACACTGCTCTTTCGTCATGGTGTAGATAATGAGATCTCCCTTCTCTGAGTAGTCCTTTACCCTTGCTTCTTCAATAAACCCGAAGTGTTGGTCCAGACGGGACGCCTCTTCGTTGTGTGAATTCACTTGGCCAATGAGCTTCTTAATGCCCAGCCGGTTGAACGGATAGTCAAAGATGGCGACATACCACTCTTTGGATGGAAGCTTCTGGTCATCAACCCAAATATGGGCGCTGATGCTCACTTCATTGTAGCCGTCGTAGATGACCCCGGCTATGGCCTTGCCGTCCTCCAGGCACACGATACACTGCGCGAGGTTGGTCGGTGTAAACCCAAGTATACCACAGATCAGAGGCAAAAACAAGGTTGAGCAATCTATCGTCTTCATATGGCACCACCCGTCTCGTAGACATATTCTATGGCTACCAGTGTGGTCTCGTCGTTCGTAGCAGCCTTCATTAGTAGGGCACAACAGAAACCGAGAGCAGACACCCCCACCCACGGCCGAAAGACGGTGTAGGAGGAAGACCAAAATGACTGATCCCAGATTGCAATATCCCACAGGGGATTGGTTTGCTCATCTGACGGAGGCGCTGGGTTGCCTGCCAGAGCAGCGATATCAAAATCAGTGTTCAGGTGTACCAGATAGCTTGGGGGCTGATCTGATTGGAAAATTGGGCGGATGAGCTTCCAGTGCTTGAGGCTGCTGGGGTCGCCCATGTAGCTGTAGGCGCTGAACAGCGAGCATATAACGGCGTCACCGCCAGTGCCGTCAAGCTTCACGTTATCCAGATAGTTCCCGTTACCGTACTGGCAGACACGACCATCTACAGTACCGAAGTAGAAGGTATCGCGTGCCACTATCCCAGTGGTCAGAGGAATATCCAGCAGTGTCCACGCCCCGGTCAGGGAGTTCATGACGTACTGGAGCGCCGGCTCCTGCCCGTTAGGCGGTATAATGAGGATAATGGCCTGAAGCATTGGGAAGTTGTAGAGCTCCCAGTTCAGCTGATACTTCTTAGACAGAATAATCCTGTTAAGAGTCCTGTTGATGCGCTTAGAGATGGCCTGCTGGTTTGGGGACTCAGCTATCTCACCGACAAGAGCCTTAGACAGGGGGACAATACCGTAAGACGTGTTTATAAACACGTCGCCACCGAACTCCGTGAACGAGCGTTCCCCCATGGGACGGCCCATGAAGAAGACGGCCTGCAAGCTCCAGGTAGAAGCATTGTCGGGGTCCGTGCCAGCGTAGATGGCGATCTCGCCCGTGCTAGAAACAAAGATGAGCTTGTTATCCAAGCCATCACCAGCGTCCACTGTCCAGTCGACGATGTACAGAAGCTTGCCGCCGCGCTTGAACACGCTGGTCAAATAGAAAGGTTTGGCCTCTCCAGCCGTGGCATCTATAGGAAGATACCATGCCGTCATAGAACTATCCTGGACGAACCACAGGCGCCGCTGGAATGACATCACATGCGAAAAACTGTTAGGGTCCACGCCCTTGATCTCACCGGGGGCGGTGGGGGTCGGGCTCTGTGTCATCTCAATCCAGCTTGTGCCGTCGTACAGAAGTGATGGATCAGTAGTGCCGTTGACAGCCACCAGATACTGATTAGCGACATTGCCAAAGTTGATGTATTTGAAGTAACCCTGAGTGACTGCTTTAGAAAGAATAGGGACACTCCCTGAGACGGTGACATCGTATATACCCACGTCAGTAGCGGCGAAGAGGCTAAACTCCCCATCCATCTTGTTATACTGCATGAGAGTCTTAACTGGCAGGGTCAAGCCCGTCACCCACTCGCGATAGCCCTGTCGCGCTTGCAGAGCAGCGTTGCCTGGGACCCAGTTGAGCAACTGGATGCAGAACTCCTCCCCCATATTGGCCAGAGGATCAATGTCGTTTATGCCACCAAGAGGGGCCATAAGGGACCTGATTTGTGACACCCGGCGCTGAGCTGTGCTACGACCGAAAGGCATGTTAGCTCCCGTACCCAGAATCGGGGATGTTGGCCCAATTGATGTACAAGTGGCGGCAGTCGCCAGACAGGTTGATGACTCTAGCTCCTTGGTTTTGAGCCTTCACCGCCGCTAGCATGTAGTCGAACTCTGCCTGTAGTACCGTGGTGTCGAAGCCTTTCTGCGCCCAAAGTTTGACCTTCAGCCCCGTAATGAGTAGGCGGCTATCGAAAAGAGGTATGTCCCCGGACTTGGTGATAGCGGACTTGAAAGTCTCGGGTGGGTCCTGGTCCAAGACCCAGTTCTTGCTGATGTAGTACAAAGCGAATTCAGCGAGATTCGCTGGGATGGGAAAGACGGTATACTGGTTTCCCAGTATACGATACCTGTAATAGAGACCCACACTGACAATGCCATATTGGCTCCAGCTCCAAACCTGAGGGCTGTCTGGCCCCATCAGTGGGCGCTTATCCTTCGTAGCCCACTGGGTCTGGTTGACTTGGCGTCCAAAGTCGTCGGGCATGGGAAACTTGTCGACTACGCCATCGCCGACAAAGGTCATGGTTTTCTCAAGGAATTGCCAGTCATGCACCCGCACAAGCTCATCGCCAAGGGCGTTGAGCAGTGCGAGGGACTGTGTACCGAGGGTATCGCCTGTGGCGCTGTTGAGCGCCACAGTTGGCAGACCAAGCTCATGGCACGCTGCGTTGATGATTTCAATTGCTGTTGCCATGATGCCCTCCAGAAATCAACCCAGCTACCGGGTGCCTGCTTCGCTGGGCCGTGGGGTAGATCCCCTAATCATTGCTTGGCGGCTGGCACCGGAGTCTTTGCTTGCGCATCGCTAGCCCTCTGCGCCTTCATAGCATCCAGTTCAGCACGTAGAGCATCCATTTCAGCCTGCATGGCGGTGAAGGGAGCTGCCTCCTTGGACTTCTCCAGCCATGCCCCAGCCTTGCGCTTGAGTTCGTACATGCCTGGGACGTTGCAGGCTTGGTCGTTAAGCTCTGCCAATTGCTCCAGTGTACGCACCTTGCGATAATTCAATTCTTCTACCTGAGACCGAGTAATCCATGGCACTTCGCTGAGCGGGGTGCCAATTAGCTGCTCGGTATCTCCTTCCTTGAACTTTGCGTATTCTCTGTGGAAGCGATAACGCTCCATATCGCTTGCTGGCTTGCGAATGATGTTGTTCGCATTGCCAGCGGCCAGGATCTCCACATACTCAATATCTTTGAAGATCGGCCTACCAGCCTGCTCGCTGGCGTGAATGTCTTGCTTCGAAGTCCAATAAAACCGGGCGTAGACACCGTTGTTGTTATTAGGATCTTCAAAGTCCTTTACGTCAAATTCAAATGAGTCACGCATTTTGGGCACCTATAGAAAATGCCCCCCGAAGGGGGCGATTATTATACCGGAGCAGCCGTCGCGGTAGTAGAACTACCGAAAGTAGACTGACCAGTGGTCAATGCCAAGCCTGAACGGTTGACAAAGCCAGTTTCGATTACCGCGCCTGTTGCTACTGGAGCAGCAGCGGTCACCATCTTCATACCGAAGCTGGTGAAGGCGGGACCAGCACCTGCGTCGCGACTGCCGCCGTTGCCGAAGCCGGCGATTGGCTGAGCGTTGTACATGTTCGTCGGCGCGATACCGTTGACGTTCGCCCCAGAGCGTCCACCACCGATATACAGGTGACGAGTGTCAGTGGCTGGCGTCACACCGTCTGGGAATGTCACCCCAGGAGTGTAGTCATCGGTGAACCCACTCGCAGTGATACTCGCTGGAGCAGTGGGGCCGATAATGGGCGGCGTGCCGTAACCGATACCGGTCGACAGAGCTCCCGTTGAGAAGTTGTTGGGGTCAGGCGTAAGAACGCCAGTAGTCGGATGCGGGGACTTAGCGTCAAACGGAGACCCCTTAGGACCACTAAGAGGATCCATGATGACCCACAGCCCAGTCGCGGGGTTCGCGGCCAGAGCAACCGGGGAACCCATATTTGATGCAGGCATGATGGCCTCCTTTGGTGGGCCAGTCCTTGGCCCATTAACCGATTATGGGTTTACGTCAAGACGGCCCTGGAACTGGCTGCCGCTGACAGTGAGGTTGCCCGCCCAAGCCAGGATTTGGACTTCAGCATCCTGGTTGATCGCGTAGCGTTTGTTTGGCGAAAGCGACACGAAGTTCCGTGCGCTGTGGGGGCGATAGTGCAGATACTTGGTGTTCAGCATGAAAGCTGTACCTGCTGGGCAGAAACCGCCGATACCACCGTCAAGTACGAAGTCGCAGTCCATGTACTTCAGGGTTGGGAAGCCGAGGTTGCCGACATCCGCGTTGGTGAAGCGTTGTTGCGCCTGCAGAGCAGCGACGTATGCTTGCCACACGACGTTGTCAGCGAGGATGATATCTGGACGGTCAGCGCCGCGTTGCAGAGACGCCCACAGTGCGTTCATGTCGACAAGCAGAGTGGTAGTGGTCGCTACGTTGCGAATCTTACTGCGCCAGAAGGCCCAGGTGCCACGGTCAATACCGCCGTAGACGCCTGTGGTTGGGTCGAGTGGAACTGCTGCGTCCAGGCCGACGATCTGCTTGCCGCCGAAGGCAGTACCGTTGGAGTAGAGGCCACCGCAGATCAAATTCTGCATGGTGGATTCAGCTACGTCGATGCGCGAGGTGAGCAGGTCGATCATTTGCTCTGGGCCAGCGTTCTGGAGCATTTCCAGGCCGCTGATGGTGACGGGGCACGCTGCTTGCTTGATGTCGTACTGCGCAGCCGAGATGACGTCCTGGGCTGCTACAGGCAGGAGGTCATACCCGCTGTAGAACCCGGCGTTACCGTTTTCGGCGAAGCTCAGTTCTTCGTAAATCAAGCGACCGCCGCTGAATGGGCGTGAGCGTCCGCGTTGCTGGAACTTCATCAGCATCGCGTTGTTCTTGGTGACGTTATCGGCGACTTTCCGGCTACGCTTTTCGATCGTGGTAGCCATGATGTCGGAGACGTTAGCGTTGGCAAATGCCATGATGCTGTACCTCCAAAGTAAAGGGGATTTTCGCCATCTCTACTTTGGAGGTAAGCTCCGTGCCGTAAGGGTTAGCTTCGGAACATCGAGCGGCTACTGAATACTATAGCACCGTTTCCGCCCCTGCGCAACTATACTCTTCCAGAATTTGCACGGTTAAACTCTCTGCGCACCGTTGCCCCGAGGTCATCATCATCCTCATCGTCATCGACCTTAACCTCAACCTCTCCTTTAGGCTTGACGCTAGCACCGGCAGCGGCCTCCTGCCGCTTCTGAAGATCAGTCTTCTCTTGCTCCTTGCCTTGGCGTTGGAGGAGCACGGTACGGACCGCGGGAGTGGCCCAGCAGGCGGCGTCGTAGGCCTCATCAAGCGACTTCACGGAGCCTGACTCCACCAGCACCGCCATCTGCGCACGCACGTCCTCGTAGAACTCCTTGCCCTGCGAGAATGCCGCCAGCTCGTTCTTAACCTGCCGATCTTCGAACTGCTCACGCCATTGGCGAGCCTCAGCAAGCTCCTGCGCCACTTGGGGAGGGACGTACTGCTGACCCTGCGTCTGTGGAGCCTTAGTCAGCACTTCTGAGCCTACAGACGCGTTAATGATGTCCCTAAGTGGTACACCGTATTGATCTGCAATGCGCAGTATTTCCTGAAACTTTGTTGGGAGGTCAGCCTTGCGCAGTATACGCTCAGAAGCAAGGACGCTTCCGATGTATTGGTCAGGGGCCACGCCATTCTGCCGAGCCTCTTGAATGAACGGGGCGATGCTACCGACAAACTGCTCCATAGGAGCGTAGTTCTCCTGTAGCTGACGTACACCGACGGCAGACGCTTCTTCACGGCGGATGATCTCCTTACGGATATCCTCAGGGATGGTGCCCCACTTCTCCCTGATAGCTGGTGCCCAGCCGCGAGGAGCTTTGTCCTCGTTCAGAAGGTGTTGTTCGCCTTCGGCAGGCGGGGTTTCCTCGCCTTTCGGAGGAGTCTCGTCCTTCTTGTCGCCCGGCTCAAGGCGGGCAGCCGCCTCGACTTCAGTTTCTCCCTCCTTAGCAACGAACTTACCTTTGTCATCGCGTTCACGCTCCGTGGAGACTTCTTCCTCTTTATCGGCACCTGTCTCAACCTCGCCCATCGCTGCTCTGATGTCGTCTTCGAGGCTGGTTTCTTTTTCGTCACTCATCTGATTCACCTATGATCGGCTTGTAGCCGTTCTGCACCTCGTGAATGGACTGCTGAATATCATCAGCTATGTCCTTCCTGATTTCTGCCACGCTTTTAGGGAGGGGCTTGCCGAGGTTGCCAGCTAGAATCGTTTCCTCGTCGTACCCATCAGCTAAGCAGACTACGTCGTTTCTTTTATTATGCTCACGCATGGCCCGCTGCGAGTCAATAATAGATCCATCCACCACGGACTTGAAGGCCTCAAACTTGCCCGTAATATAGCTCTTGGGGGCAGTGAAGATGGCCTTGTGAGTCTCACCCCCGCAGCGGGGGCATACAGGAGTCTCATTGCGGTCAGCTACGGTGCGATGATACGTGACAATGCTATCGCATCCGTCGCACAAAGCCTCGTAGATCGGCATGATTTACTCCTTGCGCCCTGACGCCGAATCTGGTTCGTAGACGGGCGGTGGGACGGGCTTTGCTGGAGGCTCTTCACTTTTGGTCGCTGGTTTTGCTGGGGTCTGGGTTGCCATTTCGAACATCCTCGTAGAACTTCTCAGTTTGACGACGCAGGATTTCTGCAGGAGTTACAACTGGTATGGAGGCCAGAAACTCCTTCATCTTATCACTTATCTCCGGGCTTGGACCCATTTGGTCCCTTGGGTTTGGCATCTGCTTGCTCCTTCATCTGTTGGGTTTTCATTTGGCCCGACACGAACTGGTGCTCCAGCTTCAGGCCCATTTCTTGCTGCTTAAACTCGAGCTCTTGGCGCTTCATAGCCATTTCCATCATGAACATTTCACGCTGGTTGTTCAGCTCTTCGCGCTTCACGGCCATATCGGCCAGAGCTTGCTGGTTTTCGAGCTCCATACGCTGTGCGGACTCCTGGGACCGGAGGCCCGCCTCCATTTGCGCCTTCTGCATCTCCAACTGGGACTGAGTTTGAGCCTTTTGCTGTTCCAGCTGCATAGAAGCCTGCATTTTCTGCTGTTCCAGCTGCATTTTCTGCTCTTCTGGCGTTGGCTTCGGTGGTTCTGGGTTCGCAGCCTTGGCGACGAGCGCTGCGAGCTGCTGGTCGATGATTCCCTCGATTTCTGCGGCCCCCTTGAAGCCCGCCACGCTGAATTTGATCATTGCGAAGAGCAATGGGCCGAGTTCTGGGGCGTTTTCCACCGCTGGGACGGCACTGGACAGGAATTGGCTGATATACCCGGTCAATTCCATCCGCTGGCCCTTTTCGAGCGCCCAATCGGACTGAGTAAGGCTGTCGGGCTCTACGTCCACCTTGTACTGAGACATTTGTGGGCTGCGGAGGACCTGCATAGCCGGACCAAGAAGCTTCTGATCGGCTTCGTTGAAGCTGCCACAGATGGCCTGGAACTTTTCATCGCTGTAGAGCCCGCTCATCATGCTCGCAATGATGCGCATAATGTCTCGAACGAACTCGGACACGTCGCGCTGGTAGCCGTTCATGCGCACGGAGGCAAATTGTGACTTAATTTCCTGCGCCGCCGCTGTTTCGTACTGATTGGACGCCCCGCGCATGATGTCCGACATGCCAGTGACTTCGTACAGAGTCTGTTTCACCATGTCGTACTGCCCAGCCAGCGCCTGGAAGACAGTGACGACCTGCTCAACTGGATACCAGTCGATCATGCCTTTGGCCCCGCCTCTCTCAGCAAACATGGCCCAGTTATCAACTGGAACGAGCTTGTTTTCCTGGCCCTCCAGCATGCGGCCGATCTCAGCGCTGGCAGCGTCGTACAGCCCCGCCACCTTCACAGCCTTGGAAATCAGCGCCATCCTAGCGTAAAGCACGTCGAGCTCGTTATACTGGTCCTGGGCGAGGTGATAGTCAGTCACCGGAAGAAACGCCGAGGTCGTAAGGTTGGCCATCAGGGGCCGAGGGCATGGCCAGAAGTCCGGCAGCTTGTAGGGGTCGTCCAGAGTCTTCAGCGGCTTGGCCGCACCGAGTACTACGTGGAAGACCTTCCGTGTTTTCTTTTCCCAAATTTCGTAGACGCAGTATTTATTCTCCGAAATCTCTTTAGGGGTAATGTTGTTATCATCCTTAATTTTGGAGGCGTCGGAGAGGGCTGCCTTGCCGTAACGCTCAATGAACTCCTCTGCAGTAAACTCGTGCCTCCGCGCGACCCAGGGAACTGTCTCCCAAGATCGCGCTGGACCGTAGAGGAAATCCTCCCAATAAAGCACATCAACAAAAATCTCCTCAGGCTGCTCGAACCGTATCCATGTCTGGCCCATGCCCGGGACAAGGCGATCCAGAATCGCGTACTTGACCGCACCGGCAAAAGACTTGGCACAATGGACTTCGTACGTGAGAGCCCTCTGCAAAATAAGAGCTGCGACGCGGGCTGTGTCATCTTCGTAGTCACCTTTATGAAGCCTCGACACGTCGGGCTTGGGCAGGGAGTTAAACAGGCTTTCCTTAATCGTGTTGACGTTGGCGTAGAAGATGTTGACCCTCTGAAGGCCAATAACCTCATCTTCACGCTCGTCCTTGTACCGAGTGTAGACCTTGCGCCCATGTTCCCGAGCTCGTTGGAAGAACTTCTCGGCCTTGGCGATACGTTTATCCCAGACGCTCATTATATTCTCCTCGTGGAGTTCCGGGCGGCGCGCTCGGCATAGAGTTTATCTAATGTATAGACGTTGGTGGGGGCATCGGCCTGAGGTTGTGGCACCCGGCCCCCGGTCCTAGCTGCTCGCTTAGCAGCAGCGGGGTTCATAGCCAGCGCCAGCATCCGCATGGCGTCGGCAGGGTTAGAGGACCAATCGTGGAGGGGCTTCTCTTTGAACATGCGGCGCTTGTCGTCCCACTCCCGCTGGTAGAGGCGCAGAGCATTGAGGCCAACCTCGTAGACGTCAGCGTTGGCCGCGTTGAACTGGATCATCGGCAAGGTCTTGCGCACGGCCTGGATGCCGTCCTGAACACTGAGGTTGGGGACCAGCCTACACTTCATTTGCGCAGCGACCATGAGCTCCATTGTTGATTTGCCCGTTTGGAAGCTTTTGTTCTTGGCATCGTGCGGAAGGTAGCACTCACCATAGGCATAAGGCTTTTCCCAGAGGACCTGGATAACGTCGTCAACCGAATAACCACTGACCGTAAAGAAGTCAATAACTCGTATTGTCTTCCCGTCATATTGGAAAAACCAGATTGATGTGTCATCCGTAAAGCCGATGTCCCAGGCGGTATAGACCAGTCGATCGGGGTCCCAGGGGAAATCGCCAACGTTTCCTTCACTCTCCAGTTTCTTAAGGAGCTTGCCATAGTAGGCACCTCGGACCGCGGCGCTAAAGTCGCATTCAAATTCCTGAGCGAAGGTGTCTTCATCGCTGCCGGGCAGCGTCGCCAGCATCTCCAGCTCTTCTTGTTCAAGTATGCCGCTTTCCGATGAGCGGAGCATGTTCTTAAACCACCGGTCGTCGTTGGCAGCTTTGTTCCACAGCGTGTGGAAGTGGTTGGGTCCTTTGGGCGTTCCGATGAAGACGCACCACCCCTTGCGGTCGGCCAGTGTCGGCGCAATAACCTCACCAAAAAGTCTGGGACTCATGTCCCCATACTCGTCCAGAATCACTCCGTCGTTGTACACCCCCCTCAGGCTGTCGGGGTTGTCGGCCCCATAGAGCCTAACCGTCGCCCCGTTCTTAAGGAGCACGCTCAGTTCGGACTCCATTATCTTTTCAATGACGGGCGCAGCGTAGAGTTTCAAGTAGTTCCACGCCACGTCCTTAGCCTGTTTGTAGAAGGGAGCTACGTAACTGTATCGTGGCATGGGAAGGTGGCATTGCAGCGCCTTGTCGATCAAGTCATTTATACACGCTACCGTCTTCCCAGCTCGTCTATGCCAGACGAGAATCGCGAAGCGTTGGTGCCTCGCGTGGAAGGCAAGGGCGTGCGGTCGTGGAATGTACTTGGATTCTACGACCTCTACACTCCGCCCTTCGCTCCTCCGTTGGTCAGACATCTATGACATCCTCGTCAACTGTGGTCGGCGCTCTGTTCAACGGACTTTGGGGAACGTTGCTCCGGTACTCCAGGATCTGTCCAGCAATGGCCGCTCCAGTGTCTTTCGGGGCCAATTTCATCAGAAGGCTCAAGAATTGAGCGTAGTTGGCCTCCTCGTTCGCCCAAATGGCCAGCCGGGGGACCCCTCCCACCATTTCAAAAGTCTCTATAAACGCTTGCTCGATCTGCTTGCGGGAAAAGATGCGGGTGACGCCCCCCTTCTGATCGGACCGGCGCTGGCGCTCGCTTAGTTGGTTCTGCAAGGCGACGTTAAAGTCGTTAGACATAGGGCACCTCCTGAGTTAGAAGAAGCCTAGCACAGTTATGACCGATTGTAAAGGGATATCTTGGTACTGGGTCGTTAACGCTTCCCCTCAGAACTCGGTACTGGGTCTTAGAATTTCACATTTTGTACCTGGGAGGGGAGGTGTAAAAATGTGATGGCACCCTGTTTAACGGAGAGGGGAGGGACCTAAAGCGAAGAGCGATCTCCGGAGGGGGACCTGAGAGCTCGGTGAGGAGAGCTGAGCTCCAGGCTCCACGTCCGTCAGGCTGAGTGACCTAGCGCTCGGCTCTCCGTCCCACAGACGGATGGAGGGTGAGCTCTGTTGGATGGTGCTGATGGGTTTGGGTCAGGCATGACAAAGCCCCGACATGCGGGGCTTGGAGACAGGGGGGGAAGGCTAGCGGCGGGACAGCTGCTTAGAGATGCCTCCAAGCTCGCTGAGGATCAGCACCAGCAGGATGACTATGAACCCCTCGGTGCTGAAGACCCAGCTGACGATGCTCAGGAAGGCCTTCCCGATCAGGCCAATCAGGGCATACGCAATGATTTCCAGCCATTCCTTCCAATCTGTGATGTTCATACGTAGCTCCTAGGGGGTTGGCCCCCCGGAGGGGGCCGGGGGGATTAGGCTTCAGCGGCTTCGCCGGTGGTTTCAGGCGCGGTTTCTGGCTCGGGTTGGGTGGTGGCTACCACGTCGGTCCAGGCCGCGTTGAAGTGCTTGAACCATCCAGCTGGTGCCAAGTTCCCAGGGGTGCGCCCGTTGGATTTGTGCCATGCCTTTTCGGCCAGTGTAACGGCTTCCAGGACAACGTGGTACGGCTGACCAAGGTTTTCCTGCATCGCCGCCAGAGCCGCTGCTCGTGCGGTATTGGCCCGAGCGTCTTGCTTGCCAATGCCGGTCAAAATCTTGCCGGTATGGGTGCCTTCTTTCGCCCTTGCGCTTGCCACACGCTTTTCCACGTTTTCCACGGTCTTGGCGTAGTTTGGCGCGGGGGTCCAAATGGCCGGCTCGGTAACTTCTACCTCGATTTCGGCTGGTGGGGTAGCTACCCAAACCTCGTTCATTGCCAGCGCCTCGGTATGGGCTTCTTGCAGGGCCAGAACCTCGGCCAGTTGGTCTTCGGTCATAGCTGGGGTGTTGTGGCGGTTAGAGCGGGACATGGCGTATTTCCTTGTAGTGGTCACCAGAGCCGGTTGCTGCTGGTGTAGGTACATTATGGTACTACCGCGCATTTCTGTAAACAACTATTTAGCTATAACGAGCGCCTCTGTTATAACCAGACAAATCGCCGCTATTTATGCGCGATGCGCGCGCCCGCGTAGCAAAAGACGTGCCAAGATGTAGCTCACCACACGCGTGCCTCGGTCCCTGGGACGGAATACGGTATACCAAGACCTCG